CTGCTGGCATTATTACAGGCGACAGAGTGGACAGGCTGACTATCCCGCAGATGATGAGCCAGTTCAGCGACAAGAAAAGCAAAGAGATCATGAATATAGTCAGGGCCGGCTTCATTGAGGGCCAGACAACTGATCAGATCGCCCGCCAGGTAAGCGGAAGAGTAACTAAGCGAACCAGGGCACAGGCTAGGGCGCTCGTCAGGACGGCAACGAACCACACCGCAAGCGTCGCAAGAAGCAAGACCATGGAGGCTAACTCCGACGTTCTGGAAGGCGAGGAATGGATCTCAACGCTTGACAGCAATACAACGCAGACGTGTTTTGGTTTGTCGGGAAACATATACCCGGTTGGCGCTGGGCCTACAGCGCCCAGGCACTGGAATTGCTTATCTGGCGACACTCTTGTATCTACCTGTAGTTCTGTCTCGAACATTTATAAACGGCGGTATAAAGGCACTATGGTCAATATCACGACTAAGGCCGGACGCTCCCTCAAGATCACCCCAAATCACCCAGTATTGACGCTCAGAGGATGGGTTCCTGCTGGCGAGATCAACCGTGCTGATAAGCTGATCCCAGTCGATGCCGTCAACGTAGACATGGGTAAACATTATAAAGACAGTGTTGAAGCCACGTTCAGCGATTTGTTTAGTGCGTTCAATGTATCTGTTGATTCTTCCCTTGTCAGAAATAGCCCAACCTCCGCCGAAGACTTCCACGGCGACAGATCCGCTGACAGCGAAGTCGAGGTTATATCGGTCGACCGCTTTGCCCGGGAAAACGTGAGCAAAGTTCTTTTCAAGAACATCCAGAACACGGGGCTCATATCTGGATCTATTGCTAATCTTGCCCTCCATAGTTTTGGCTCTTCGGTAAAGCGTCGTCATGCTTTTCTTGCTGCCACGGGTAGCGTCATGAGCTTTCTTAGTAAGCCTGGCGACCTCATCAGGACTGGCGTTAGCCATACGGCAGAACTGTTGTTCGGATTTGTTTCTAAGCTGGCCTCTGGCTTTTCTGAGGAACGTCACAATCGGATTAGCGGAACAATTGAGGCCCAAGTGCCTATGGATTCCGGCCGCACCAATACCGCTATCATAGGCAGCAAGGATGTCGACCTTCTCCGATTCAGTAAAATGGACGGCTTGAACGGTGGTTGTGGGGATTCCATTGGCCTCAATTATTCTATTGACCGGCTTGTAGCCGACTCCGAGTTGTTTAGCAATCCTGCTTATTCCCCAGTTTTCGACCGTTCTAAGGCGGATTATGTTGTTGATTTGTTCTTCAGTGAAGTTGACTGCCATGTTTATAACCTCGAAAATGATGATAATTGGTATGCGTCGAACGGCATTATAACACACAATTGCCGCTCTCTGCGCGTTGCAAAGGTCAAACCAGAGTTCAGTCTATTCAAGGGCGGCTCCACAAGGCCCGCTATTGGCGCTGATGGAGTTGAGCAGATAAGCACACGCAAGACCTTTGGCGGATGGCTCAGGGGGCAGCCAGACAGCTTCCAGGATGAGTTCTTTGGCAAGTTCACCGATGGCGCAACCAAGCGAAGGCTATTCAACCGAGGGTAGGCTTGATCCGCAACAGTTTATAGACCCGAACGGGGTGGCGCTATCGTTGGACGAATTGCGCAGGCTTGAGCCACAGGCATTTGAACGCGCCGGGTTATAGCTAAACGGTATAAGACAACGGGCCTGCATTAGCTTATGGTTAGTGCAGGTTTTTTATTGGGAGAAAACGTATGATGAAATTGTCTGTATCAAAAGGAATGCCTGAAACCTTTGACGAGGCAGGGTATGAGGCTTTGGAGTATTGGGAAGTTCCTAGCCAGTCCGCCGCTGCCAAAAGAAATGATGCAAAACCAAATCAAACCCCAACCATGACGGTAATAATTAACGGTGAAGAGCACCAACGGACTATAAAAGGATACGTTGATGGCCTACCCTATCCTGAGACTTTTGACGATGAGTTTTATCACAGGGTCATGAGCAGCGTAGTGCCGACAATCGTTAAATCAAAGTAAACGATCAAACCCCAGCGGGCGGAGTGAGTATCAAAATGACTGACTACAGAGAAAAAGAATTCATCAAGCCAAAGTGGGATATAATTGACAGGGTTCATTGTTGGAGGAATTACGCGTCAAAAGAACTAAAAGACCTGTGGTGGACATTCGACAATGAGCAAAGAGTAGCTATTGCCCGCAGTATGCAAGACGTGGCAGATTCGGAAGAATGGGATTAAACGGTTAAACCGCAGGCGCAGGTCGGGCCAATAACAGCGTCAGCCAGAGCCCCCGCATCTCCTTGTAGTACGGTTAGGTGGTGATCTGGACGGAGAAGCTACGAGACAGCTAGTCCCGCAAAGTGCGGGCATTAATTCAAGACTGAGGCCCGCCCGATGCGGGCTTTTTTTATGGGCGATGATGTTGCAATGAACAACATACGACAACATACGACAACTATAATATAAAAATGCCGCCAACTGTTGACAGGAGGCGGCACATTGTTTTAATCTGATTGGGCGTTGTGAGAGGCGCATAAACTAAATCAGATTGAGGTAAGCATTATGACACAGGATACAAGCAAAACTCCACTTGGAGCTGACAAGGTTTCCCGGTACGGGTGGGTAGATCCAGGAATCCCGGGTAGATTTGTAATGCTTCATAAGGATCAGATTGTCATACCCGCTGACTCATATCAAAGATCTGCGGCGGGAGGTGAGGCAGATAGAAAGGTTTTAAAGATCGCGTCCGAGTTTTCTTGGATTGCCTTCCAGGTAGTATCTATCGCTGAAAGGGATGGCGTACATTATGCCGTGGACGGCGGCCATAGAGTGAGGGCTGCACGAAGGCGCTCAGACATATCTATGGTTCCTTGCATGGTGTTTGAGTCTGAATCAATCAAGGATGAAGCTAAAGCGTTCGACGTTGTAAACAGCAACAGAAAGGCGATGGGAGCTGTGGACCGACACAGGGCTCACCTAGTTCAAAATGATGAAGTCGCTATAAAGGCAGAGCTTTACGCAGCGAAAGCTAGTCGTGTTATATCAAAAAACGGTAGCTCAGGGACGATAAGTTGTGTCAATGATTTAAAAAGATGTATCAAAGAAGATGAGTGTGCGCTTAGCACAATTTGGGAGTTGGTCGTTAGCTTGTGTGAAGGGCAAAAGATGGTTCATAGCGTATTGATGGGAATATACTACATCGAGAGATATGCGACAGAGCCCGCCAGCAGCGACAGAATATCAAGAAAGATAAGGTCTATAGGTTATGAGGGAATAGCTAAATCTGCGCAGTCAGGGGCAGCTTATCACGGCCACAGGACCCCGAAAACTTTTGCAGATGGAATGTTAAAGGTTATCAACAAAGGGTTTCAGAATAAAATAGAGATTCCGCAATGACTAATCACAGAAAGCAAATGAGAATCACCCTCCCAGCCACAGCCGTGGAGTCGTTCAACAAAGCAAAGAGGCGGGCAGAAGACGCTGCTGGAATTACGCTAACAGACACCCAGTTCGCCAGCCGATTAGTCGAGAAGGCGGTAACGAACTAACCCGCAACCGATCAAGCCCAGGCAGCGGTGGCGCTAATAACACTGTCAGCCAGAGCCCTTGCGTCTCCTTAGAATTGTACCAGCAGGGGTGATCTGGACGGAGAAGCTACGAGATAGCTAGTCCCGCAAAGTGCGGGCATTAATTCTAACCAAAAGGTAAATTTTATGAGCCGCAACGAAAGTTCAGTAGATAAAGAAATTCAGGATAAGGGCTTAAATGCGCCACGGCTGACCCCCGAAAGAATAGACGCCATTATATTTGGCGAAAACTACCACGTGTTTGCAGGGACAACATTCACCGTATGCCTGCTAACACTCGAAAACGGTTTTGCGGTTGTTGGCGAATCGGCCTGTGCAAGCCATGAAAACTTTGACGCAGAGCTTGGCAAAAAAATCGCCAAGGAAAACGCCAGGAACAAAATTTGGCAGCTAGAGGGATACTTGCTAAGACAAACGCTCTCCGGATGCGACCGTTAACCCCACAAGCCCGCCTAGTGCGGGCTTTTTTATGCCTATACTTTACTTTCCCAATATGTGCTAACATGTGTTAAAGTTATGAAACCATCGCGCAACTATGAGGCGCAGGCATGAATCAAAAGCAGTTCACTGGCAACCTTGAGATTAAGAGCCTAGACGAAGGCGGGTTCTTCGAGGGCTATGCCAGCGTGTTTGGAGTTCAAGACTCGGACGGTGACGTGATTGTTAAGGGCGCTTTCAAGAAAAGCCTGGAGGCCCACAAGGCGTCAGGACGAATGCCGAAGATGCTATGGCAGCACGACACCCGCCAGATCATCGGTAAATGGGTCGAGATGTACGAAGATGACAACGGCCTATATGTAAAGGGCCGGATGATTATGGAAGTGCGCCAAGGTCAGGAGGCTTATGCCTTACTCAAAGAAGGCGTGCTTGATGCCTTGTCTGTCGGCTTCAATATCCCCGAAGGTGGCGCAACCGGTATGCGTGGGCTGGTCATTGAAAAAGTTGATCTAATGGAGACCAGCCTGGTCACATGGGGCGCAAACCCTGAAGCGCTAATCACCAACGTCAAATCTATCAAAGATTTTGAGAGGCTCCTGCGTGACGCTGGATACTCAAGAAAGGAAGCCACGGCCATAGCGAGCCGTGGTTACAAAGCGGCATCGGATCAGAGTGATTCTGAGGCTGAAGCGCTTGAAGCGACACGAACCCTCATAAACAAACTGAAAGGATATTCCTAATGGCTGATGAGCTGAAGGACGTAATCGAAGGTCTGGGCAAGACGTTTGACGAATTTAAGTCAAAGAACGACGAGCGCCTGGCACAGATCGAAAAAAGCGGTAAAGCTGACCCCCTGCTGGACGAGCAGCTTACCAAAATGAACTCCAAGCTGGACGAACTCGGCGCTGTTAAAGACCGATTGAGCCAAGCTGAAACCACACTGGCGCGCAAGAGTGTAGCCGCAGACGATGGCAGCTCCGGCAAGATGCAAGAGAAGGCTAACCAGTTCGCCAAGATGGTCGCCAAGCAGCGCGGTATCCCGGCATCTGAAGTAGTCAAAGAGTTCGGCGTCGAAGGATTGGCCGAATACAAAAAGCACTTTGAAGGCTGGATGCGCAAAGGCGACAGCTACTCGAACCAGCCAGACGCAATGAAATCCCTGTCTGTTGGTTCTGATCCCGACGGCGGCTATTTTGTTGAGCCTGACACCAGCGGTCGAATCGTAACCAAGATTTTTGAAACCTCGCCTATGCGCCAGGTTGCTAATGTTATGACCATTGGCACCGACGCACTGGAAGGGATCTATGATCTGGACGAGTCTGACGCGGGCTGGGTCGGCGAAACACAAGCCCGCACTGAAACCGGCACCCCGAAAATTGCAGCATGGCGCATCCCAGTGCACGAGATGTATGCCGAGCCGCGCATTACTCAGAAGCTGCTTGATGACTCGATGGTAAATGTTGAGGCATGGCTGGCGGACAAAGTGTCTACCAAGTTCGCACGGAAAGAGAATGCGGCCTTTGTTAACGGTGACGGCGTAGGCAAGCCACGCGGCTTCCTGACTTACGCATCCGGCACCACTCTGCCCGGCACTATCCAGCAGAGAAATACCGGCGTATCAGGTGGGTTTGCTACTGGCGGCGCAGGCGCTGACACCTTGATCAGCACCATCTATGGTCTGAAGCAGGGCTATCGCTCAGGTTCAAACTGGTTTATGCCTCGCAGCGCTACCGCAGAAGTTCGTAAGCTGAAAGCCTCTGACGGGTCCTATCTCTGGCAGCCGGGCATTATGGCCGGTCAACCCGCTACTCTTCTCGGCTATTCCGTGATTGAGTTTGAGGACATGCCAGACATTGCGGCTGACTCTCTGTCTATCGCATTCGGTGACATGAACGAGGCTTACCAGATCGTTGATCGTGTTGGCGTCCGCGTGTTGCGTGACCCTTACACTGCGAAGCCGTACATCAAGTTCTACACCACCAAGCGCGTAGGTGGCGATGTGCTTAACTTTGAAGCGCTCAAACTGATCAAGTTTGCATCGTAACTGCATGGGGCTACGGCCCCATAACTTAATTTAGAGGGTAATCTCATGGCAACACGCGACTCCACTTCACATGCTGACGTAGTTGAAAGCGTCCGCCCCCAGGTAGCAACCGCTGACGTTGAGGGCGAAACAGTAGACCTTCGCGGATCTGACAGCGTTCTGTTTGCCGTAACCGTTGGTGCGATTACTGGCGGAAATGGTGACAGCGTTGTAACGATTGAAGAGTCGGAAGATGACTCTACTTTTACCGACGTAGCAGATACCGACATTCTCGGCAGTGAACCGACCTTGGCAGCTAACACCGCCTATCAGTTCGGCTATATCGGCACCGCCCGATATGTTCGTGGCAAATTCGGCATCGGCACAGAGACAGACGCAGCCGTGTCAGTTGTTGCGGTCCGCACGCATCTGCACAGTGAGCCCGACGGCTACAACGTTGAATCAGTAATCTAAACCCTAGGCCAAGGACGGCCACTCTATTTCAAGGTGCTGCGATGAAAGTCACATTAACTCACGACTACAACGTGGCTCCAGAAGGCCATACCACTCTTTGCTTTAAAGCAGGCGACGAGGTAGAGGGCAAGATTGCGGAGATGGCTATCCGTGACGGCAAGGCCAATAAACCTTCAAAGAAAACGCCTAAGCCACAGCATTCAAAACCTTTCCGGCCTACTCACGAGGGCTAAGATATGGCGCTCCGCCAGACTTTAAATTATAACCAATACCGTGGGCACACCCTAGTTACCGCCCCGCTTGCTGAGCCTGTGTCTGCCACTGCCGTCAAGGACCAGCTTGAACTAGACGCGAACGACGCGAGTAAAAATACCCAGATCGAACTGTACATAACAGCAGCGCGTGAAATGGTTGAAGAGTATACCGGCCTGGCACTGATTACACAGACGTGGAAGCTCACCCTTAACCATTGGCCGAACGACCGGCAGCCGTGGTGGGATGGTGTGCGTCAAGGCTCTATTGATGAGCTTCTACAATCCGGCAGGGCGTCGCAGATCCTATTGCCTCGCTACCCCTTGCAGGCCGTTAACACAATCAACTCTGATGGCGTGTCCGTTACTGTTGCCAGCGTGTTTATAGTGGACACCCAACAGAAACCTGGAAGACTTATTGTTAAGCGCGGCGCAACATGGCCAACTGTCCTCGACAACGCCAACGGCATCGACATCGAATACACCGCAGGCTACGGGTCATCAGCATCAGACGTGCCGGCAGCACTCAGGCTCGCCATTATCCAAATGGCCGCGTATATGTTTGAGCATCGTGGTGACTGCGACACAGCAAGCGCTATGAAGATGTCAGGCGCTCAATCACTGGTTAATACCTATAAGGTGGTTGGCCTGTGAAGTGCTGCAACATAAAAGCCGGCATGCTTCGTGAGCCTGTAGAGTTTCAGTCTCAGGTAATAACAAGCGTGGGCGGCGGTGCGTCAACCATTACTTACACAAACCGTGCCAACGTTCGCGGGGCCTTCAAGCCGATGTCAGGCAGCGAACGCCTATACGCTGAACGGCTGGACGCTACCACCCGTAACCGGCTAGTGATTCGCTACCGTTCGGACTTGACAGAATCAGACCGGGTTATCATTAGAGGCCGGGCCTATCAGATTCGGTCGATAATAAATACAGAGTTCAGAAACAAGTTTTTAGAGATTGACCTCGATGGGGGTGTGGCAACGTGAGCGGCCGCATCGAGGGTCTAGACGAGACCCTAGAGGCTTTCGCCAGGCTAGGCAAAGCCGGAAGTCGTGAAGGCGCTAAGGCTGTCGCTGCAACCGCTCAGAAGGTTAGAGGCGATGCCATCAAATCAGTACAGCGCGGAGCCAAGTCCGGCACTGTATATACTCGAAGCTCGGGGCAAAACCTGTCACCAAGGCACCAGGCATCAGCCCCAGGTCAAGCCCCTGCAACCGATACCGGCAGCCTTGTTAGCAGCATAAAGGCAGAATCAAAAGACCTAAGCGGGCGAGTGTACAGCGACATTAAATACGCATTCTGGCTTGAGTTCGGGACACTGAAGATGGAGCCCCGGCCATATTTAAACCCGGCGCTTATGGGCAATCAAAGATACTTTGTTAACCAGTTAACCAAAGCCGTTAACCGGGCTTCTCGGGAGTTTAACAGGACATGAGTGCATACCAGTTACAGCTTGGCATTTACACAGCGCTCAAAGATGACGCGGCGTTGTCTGCCCTTATCGTTGGCGTATACGACAACCCCACTCAGGCAGGCGATCCGGAAGATGATAGCCTGTTTCCTTACGTCACCATCAGCGACGGCACATCACAGCCATGGGACACAGACACAGAGCGCGGGGACGAGTGCATTGCTCAAGTTCATGTATGGAGCAGGGCTAGCCACTCACTAGAAGCCAAGCAGATTCAGGATGCTATATACGGTGTCTTGCATCGTGGTACAATTTCAATAGCAGGATCGAGTTTTATAGGATCTGATTATATAACTCAGACAGTGCAAAGAGACCCCGACGGCATTACTCGCCACGGTGTTCAAGAGTTCAGAATCATTTACGAGGAAGCATAACATGGCAAGCGAATACGGTCGGAAAGTTGTATTTACATGGGACAGTGCGCCGATTCTTGGCGTGCGTGAAAAGTCACTTTCAGTAAACGGCGAAGCTGTTAACGTTACATCTGATGAAGATGATGGCGTTCAGATGCTGCTGGCTGAAGACGCAGAAACAAGCGTCCAAATTGAATTGTCCGGCGTGACCAAAGACAACATCTTGCGCACGGCTAAGATGTCCGGCGGTGCTGCACTTCAGGCTGACGTGACGCTTACCTACTCTGACGGCGGTGCGATTGCCGGCACGTTCCAGCTTGGCCCCTACAGCGAAGGCCAGCCGTATAACGAGGCCGTCACGTTCACCGCGTCGCTTATGAGCACCGGCGCAGTTGTTTACACACCTCCAAATTAAGGTAGCACATGAGCCAACTTGAGCCAGTCACCTTGTCGTTTGACGGCAAGGAATACAAGGTCGATAAAGAAGATGGGATCTGGGGGCTGATTGAAGCCATCGAGGACGTGATGACGTTCTTTGAGCTTGCCCCTGCATTCCAGTCAAACAAGTTCCCGACGGCTAAGATCTTTCGAGCCTATGCCGCTGCACTGAATTACGCAGGCGCAAAGGTTACACCGAACGAGCTACGCCAGGCATCTGACTATAGGCGAATGGGCGAGCTTGCCGGATCTCTCGCGGCTATCCTGATGATGGCACAGCCTGGCGCTGATGTTGACCTTGGCAGCGCAGAGGGCAGCACTGAGGACGTGGCTAAGGCCAAAAAAAAGCGGTGAAAAGCTCGTAAGACACTGGTTTCAGATCTGGGTGATGTGGGGCTACAACCCCACTGACTTCTGGAAGACTCACCCGACTGAGTTTTTTTGGGTAGCAGAAACTAAGATAGAAATGTCAAATCCGCCTGAACGATATGCCGGGGGGATGAACGGTGCAGAGGTTGCCGCCATTTACGCAGACGCCTACGGAGATGAATAATGGCTGGCATTGAAGTAATCATTGGCGCGAACACTGACGGTCTTGACGCTGCTGTTAGCCGCTCCAGGAGAACCGTCAATCAGCTATCGGATGACCTTAAGCAAGGCATTGGTACAGTTGCCAAGTATGGCGCGGCAACAGCGGCTGCCGGTATTGCCGTTGGCGTATTGGCTGTTAAGTCAATCGAAGCAGCAAGGGAAGTGGTCGGCTTAGCGCGAGTTGCCAATTCTTCTGTTGCAACATTTCAAAAGATGGCCTTCGGGGCCAAGTCAGTTGGCGTTGAAAGCGGACAGCTTGCCGACATTCTCAAGGATATGTCAGATCGCGTTGGTGACTTCATCACCACGGGCGGCGGCCCCATGGCAGACTTTTTTGAGCAAATAGCACCCCAAGTCGGAGTAACGGCAGAACAGTTCAGGAAGTTATCAGGACCGGATGCCCTTCAGCTATATGTAAGCAGCCTAGAGAAAGCAAACTTGTCTCAAAGTGAGATGACCTTTTTCATGGAGGCTATTGCGAACGACTCTACAAGACTGCTACCGCTTCTGAGAAACAACGGCGCAGCTATGGCTGAACAGGCCAGGCAGGCTGAAGCGCTTGGCCTTGCCCTTTCAGACATTGACGCAAAGAACATCACGGACGCAGCCGCACAGATTGACCGTGTAACGTCGGTATTCGGGGCTTTCTCTGACCAGATGGCGGCGGAAATATCGCCACTAGTAAGCGCACTAGGTCGTCAGTTTTTAGGGCTTGCGGAGGATGCCGGCGGCGTTGGGGAGGCGGCGGCCAAGTCATTCAACGTAGTTGTCGACGGTATAGCTATAGTAGCCAACGCCCTTGACGCTATGGACCGAAAACTTCTTGAGTCAGAGACAGCCGTCGACCAGTTCGCTCTAGCCTTCAGGATAGGTCTACTTGAAATTGCGCGGGAGATTGTTGAGATCCCGACGGCTGCAATAAACGAGCTAATCGGACTGATAAACAATATCCCCGGCGTTAAAGAAGACTTTCTTGGGATGTCAGATTTTGGTCTCGTAATACAGGGCCAGATAAATGATACAAAGGATGAAATAGGGACGCTCCAGTCAGCGCTCAATGATGAGTTGATGAAGCCCCTTAACGGTGACCTGTTCAAGCGTCTGGTGGTTGAGGCGCAAGAGGCCGCTGAAGCGTCTGCTGCAGCTGCCGCTGAGATCACGGGCGGAACTACTGGCGGCAGAGGAACCAACACGCCAGGCGATCCAGAGGCCCCAGAAGAGGACTCTCTGACTGGCACAGGAAAAGACGAATTAGAAAAGCGCCTTGAATCTATCCGTGAAGCCAACATGTCAGAGCGAGAATTAACGCTTGAAAAGTTTGCCCTTGAAAATGAAGATCTAAACACGGCACTTGAAAATGAGTTAATCACCAAGCAGGAGTGGGCGGATCAGGCTGCCGCTCAGAAACAACGGGAAGAAGACAAGCTCACCTCTATTGAAGATAAAGCCTCAGATGCTCGAAAGAAGTTAGCGGCCATTGAGGCAGACTTTAAAAAGAAGGCGCTTGGCGATGCCCTTAGCGCGATGTCCACTTTGATGAATTCAGAAAGCCGAAAAATGTTTGAGATCGGCAAGGCGGCCGCATTGGCGCAAGCCGTTGTCGATGGTTACGCGGCGATCACGGGTGCATATAAAGTCGGCGCTTCAATTGGCGGTCCTGCACTTGGTGCGGCTTATGGTGCGGCGGCT